GTGGGTGATGTTGGCAATTCTGGTTTGAAGAATTCAACGCAGTAAGTACACCACAACTCTCCAAGCAATTGGGTAGGGTTTCCCTGTGTGGCGATCTGGAAATTACCCAGATCGAATGTTTTTAAGTCCTGTCCTGTTGGTGGAGCTTGTTGGCGGGTGTACAACTGGTTGATGGAAGTCTCACGAGGGTCGCACTCAATCAAATGTATCAACTTCTCAGTTGGTTTGACGGATACGGCGAACTCGGAGTTTTCCATTTGCCTTTTAGAGGTGAAGGTTGGATCATCAGAATTATAGTTGGTTGACATAATTATAACCCCAGGAGCGCCTGAGGTGACATAATCAGTGATTAAAGGTACAAACTCAAACACAAGACCGTGGATACGATATTGCGAGTAGTTTGATGCTACTTGTGCCAACCATGGAAATGTTGATGACATACCCGGATTAATCGGGTATGAAGTGTTGTTAAAAGCGGTAGTTCCAGTGATATCACCTAGATACTCGCGATGACAGACGACATTTGTGGCCTTCGTGGTGGAGAATTGTGGAACCTGTCCCATAAGGACATTGCTCTTTGGCGTGGCTCCGACGACTGTGTAATCGCCAGATCCGAAGATCCGGCCAATACCACTGCCGACAAGAGACCCGATATCCCGGAAGCCCGGTATACCGAAGAAATTGCCGGCGGCGGTGCCGATAATTCTCCCCGTGTCTCTAAACGGTGTAGATTGTTTGCGTTGTTTTTGCTTCTTAGGCATTTTCGGTTTGGTGGATTTATTTGTCATAGTATTGGATGCGGCATGACTAACCGGACTGTACATCACTTGAGAACCTGGATAACCGCCGTGCAGTCTCTTGGCATTTTGTTTAGCACTAAAGTAATAGTTTTGGGGTTTTATCTCAAGCAACCCAATAGCACCGTTTCGTGGTGCAGACGGCAAAAGCGTTAATAGTCGGTGATCGGCAGGACGGAAAACCGCTCTGCAAGATCACCTTCACCGAACTCGAGCT